CTTTTCTATATCTTAGTTCATTAGGTAATGCCCAAAATCTATCATAGTATTTATCTTTACCAGTTAAATGCTCAACAAAAGCTGTAGCTGGTTTATCTGCTAATTCCTGTATAAATTTAGTATCTTTAGACCACTTATTCCACTCAGCTCTGAATTTACCTAAAAACTTATAACCGGCTTCAGTACGTTTAGATATATGTTTATTTTTTTCATCAATAAGTACTTCATCCTCGAATCTATCCATCCAAATCTTTTTCTCATCAGGACGAGGAGTTTTAAGCCAGTTTGGTTCAGGTGCACTACTTTCACCTACACTTTTTAATACATTAGGTGTTAAATCTTCTTCAATTTGTTTACCACCTGTACCTGCCATTTCATAAACTTCTTTAGATATACGCTTATCAAATACGTTTTCTAATATGTCTGTAAAATACCTCTTTCCTCTAGAAACACCGTAACCTAAAGCACCTCCTAAAAGACTACCAGTACCTTTAGGTAATGGAAAGTATTCTCCAACTATACTTCCAGTTACTGCACCTAAAGAAATACCTTTTTGGACTTTTCTTAAATCAGCTACACTTTCTGCTATTGATTGGACATCAGTTGGCTCTGGTATAAAATTCTCAAGAGTCTTATAAGCAGCTCCCGGTACTTCAGATACTTTCATACCTGTAGTACCTTCAGCAATACGTTTGGTTCTTTTCTTTTGTGCTGCTAGTTGTCTTCCAGAAGGTTTCTTAGGATTGTTGATTCTTTGATATTCTTCCCATAACTCTTTATCTTGTTTCTCTTTCCTACGTTTAGCTTCTTCATCATCCATAGTTACTTCCTCTTAGCACCACCTCTGGCTCTATTAGACTTACGACTCTCTATAGTAGTCCCACCTCCGGGTCTATGAGAGACATCTTGTTGAGCACCGGGTTTTTTCTTACGTCTGATCTTCATTAGCTCACGTCTGTAAGCTCTTTTCTCTTCTGAATCATTGATCTTGGTATTATCCCTAACATGCTTTGCTCTAGCTTTAGGGTTACTTCGGTAGTATCTAGCTGTCCTACCGGGATTTGGACTAGGTTTTGGTCCCATAGAGTCTACTTTGTACGAGGTCGGGGTCTACACGTGGCATGATCTGTGCTAACTTAGCTAACGGAGTACCTTCAAGGGCAACACCAGTTATATCATTAGTCTTTAACCAATCACACGCTGCTTTTAAATCTTGGGTAGTAGCCTCGCCACTACGAACCCTCTTAAGGAATTCATCAGTGACGAGGTTATGAAGTTCATTAAACTTCTCTTCTTTGGCTTTAGCCATTTAACTGAATAGTTTTTCTTTTACAATTTCTAATGCTTTATCATCAAGCTTGTTATCAGTTCTAGCTACATATGCTGTCAGTAGATCTACTACTAACTGCTTAACTGAATCTGATTTCAAGAAGGCGAAAAGGATGGGCTTGATTAATACGATCATTATTCTTTAGTGGATTTAGGGGTTTCTTTTGTTTCTTTAGGCTTAGCTAATTCTTTAGCTTTTAAATCTGATAGAGTGCTCATTTTAAAAAGGTTTATACCAAGGTTTACTTTCTTCGGGTGGTTTAATTGATTTAAGATATGCAGTTATAGGTATAACATCGTTACACATACCAGCTACACGAGTGCCGGGTTTTAACATAAACCCTTTCTTCTGTAACTCTGCACATTTTAATGTTCTGACTAACTCATAGTCCAGACGCATCTTTTCTTCTTGCCTAGCGGCAATAGAGAGACATCGTTTTAATCCTCTACGATCTAATGGGATCATAAAGTTAATTTGTCCTCCCCAATTCTCAGCAACAGTATAGTTTTGTTGATTCATCTGTCCATCATCTATATCATATGGAGTTGTATGATTTCCCATATAGAATGGAGAGAATGTCATCGTACTACCGTTGCACGAGATATTAGGTCCATAATGTTGTCTAGACGGTGCCCCATTGTTCTGGAATTGCACCGCCTGATTTGTAACATTACCCGTCGCAGCTGCTACAGGATTACTTACATTATTTGTCTCATCTTCTGCACGTACTGGTGCTATTGAGAGAAGACTGATAAGGAGACCGTAGTAGAAGTAGTATCTATTTCTCTGTCGATCTCTGTTATTTCTAGTACCTGACTTGCTGCTCTTGCCACCACTTCTAGTGAAAAGGGATCTCCAGCTGTGTGTAAGGTGAATACCGAATCTGAATCGGCTATACCTCCTGATGAGGCTGATGTATGGGTTATGTTTTCCCCACTCCATTTGTTCAGGGCTGACCCGTAGGTAGTTGTTGTTATTTCCTCCACGATCTCTTGAGTAGTCGTGGTTGTACTGTTCATCGAACCCTGAGTAAAATTCGGGGTTACTAATTCTGCTCTTGCTACCGTGGGTGATGCCAGTAAGAAGAGTACTAGCCATTTCTTCATGTTTCCTTTTTCTTAGCCATTGGACAATTTGTCACGCCTTTGTCTTTATTGTTATTACCAGTAGACAAGCCAAAAGTGGCAAGTGCTCCAGTAAACACACTGGCAACGAACGTGATATCTGAGTTCCCAGCTTTCTTTATCATAGGTAACTCAACGTAATTCATCGTTATAATGAAACCAGACCAAACAACTACGCCAAGCCTGACGAATGTTCCAAGGATCTGGATTTGATGTTCTTGATCCTCTGCAGCATCTTTTAGCTTACCGAGGAGTCCTTTTTTTTCTTCCTGTTTTCCTTCCATTTGTTAACTTTAGCTTGTAGTTGTTTTTGAACTTTCTTTTTAATTGGTTCAAATAAAGATTG